TTATTAATACTGCTTGCGAACATATGAAACCAATGAAAGAGTTGGAAGCATTAAGTGAATCTAAATCATACTTTGCTTTTCAATCAAATGATATGACTGATATAGAAGGACATATTAATTGTGTTAATACTATTGAAGATTTTAAAAAACAATTACCTGATAATGCAAAAGTATTAATTGAAGATGAAATAAAAGATGATAGAGGTATTAGATTTACATTGATAGGTAAGTTATGAAAAGAGTAATCTATAGTCTTTATGTTGATGTACCTGCAACGGAACATTATGGTCAATCTAAACAAAAAAGTGATACGGTAGCCAAAGCACAAATAACTGTTAAAGCATTTAAAAAGCATTATAAAAGGTTAATTGATTCCAAACGCAAATATGCTAACAGAATAGGTGCAAGTTTTATTATGTTTGAAAATGATAACCAGTATAAGACATATGAAAAAAATTTACGTAAAGACTTTCCTGAATTAACAGGTTATGAAATAGTTAATTTCTATAAGATACATTTACTATATCATTTAGCAAAAAAGTATGATGAAATTTTGTATTTAGATTTTGACGCTGTACCTGTAACTACTGATTCATTTTTTGATATATGGGATATACAAAATCATATTGCTGTTTATAATCAAAACCATATGATTGTTAAGAATAGAGAAGTTAAACAAAGTATTAGAAGTCCATCAGCAAAGTATTTTAATTGTCAGGCAATGCTCATAGAGAAAAGTCTTGACCCTAGAAATGATGTTATCAATACTGCTATTATAGGTGCTTCAAAAAAACAAATTTTAAAACTAGATTTTTTTGGTGGGTTTAAAGATACAATAGATTTAATGACAAAATTAAGAACTGATAAGAGTGGTTTATATCCACAAAATATTCTTGATATGTTTCGGTATGATAATGAAACAATATTTTCATATAAAGTAAATGTAAATAAAGTTGGTATACAATGGTTAGATAGAAGATGGCATTACTTTTTAGATACTCAACATTTTGTACCAAAAGAAACAAAAATAGTACATTGTGTTTGTAAAGACTTTGATATTGTATGGAGGTATAATGCTTAAAATATGTACAGTATATTTTGATGGTTATTATACACCAGATTATGTGTCAAAGTTATATAGGAGTTTAAAAAGAAATTCATCTATACCTTTTGAGTTTATATGTTTAAGTGATACTAAAGATGTTGAGGCAGATATAATATTACCTTATAACCACCACGATAAAATTAAAATACATTGGCACAAATTAAAATTCTTTAGTCCATATTTTGCATATCAAAAAGCTGGTGATGACATTATAGTTATGGATATTGACCAAGTTATTACAGGTAATGTTGATGAACTAATAGGATATCCTGTAGAAGAAAATGAATTAGTTACCTATGGTATATGGTGGAAGTCAATTTTAGAATCAAATGGTGGATTTTATAAATTTAAATCTGGTAGTTTAAAATATATATGGGATGAATTTGCTAAAAATCCAGACTATTGGCAGACACGTTATTATAACGTTGGTGATGTTAATACACCATATTATGGTGAACAAAATTATGTTGATTGGAAGATAAGAAAACATAAATCAAAATTAACTAAAACACCAGAGGAATGGATATGTAAATACTCATCCGATTTTAAGGAAAATGTCACACTAAACAAAATTTATCGTGACAAATTTAAGACTGATTATATGATATTAGGTGATGTTCATAAATATATTAAAGTGGTACATTTTACTGGTCCAGGTAAGACAATACACGAACACAATGAATCTTTTATAAAGGAGAATTGGCGTGAATAACGAACAAAAAGAAAAATTTGAACAACAACTTAAAGATAAAAAATTATGGTTTTGTCCTTTACCATTTACTCATATTTTTTCAAGTTTAAGTGGTAGATATGCACCTTGTTATGACGCTCTAGGGCATACTGGTCATAATATGGAAGATACTACTATTGAAGAGTGGTATACATCCGATTATCAAAATAAATTAAGAGACCAAATGACAAGAGAGGATTATGATCCAGAATATTTAGATGTTCATTGTACAGGTTGCCGTTTGCAAGAAAAGAAGTATGGTCGGTCTGATAGAATGAAATATGTTGAACAAGTCCTTGCTGGAACATTTGATAGTAAAGTACCTGAATTATTAAGAGTTGTACAAAAGTTTAAAGAAGAACATAAAATTGGATTAGGTGAAAGACTATTGGATATAAAAATGAAAATGTTTGGTAATGCGTGTAACCTTGATTGTTATATGTGTACACCAAGAAGTGCTAATACAAGAACTCTATCATTAAAAAGAATAGGCAAAGTTTATGATCCTGATTTGGATCCTAAAGATGGTGAGAGGATGAATACGCAGAAACACGATGGAGAAAAGTATCTTGATGATGTTGCTTCTGTAGCAAAATATACTAGGTCAATTAAACTTATTGGAGGCGAACCATTAGTTATGAAAAATCATTATAAACTTCTTGATAAATTAGTACTAACTGGATACTCAAAAGGCATAGACTTAATATATAAAACAAATCTATCTGTATTTAATATGGAAGGTTACAATTTTAGAAATTATTTTAACTTCTTTAAAGAATTTATAATGAAAGTATCAATTGATAGTTATGGAAAATACAATGATTATATTAGAAAAAAATCAGACTGGCCTGCTCTTATTAATAATTTAATGGTGATGAAGGAAAGAAAAAACTCCAGAGTTAATGTCCATTCTGTTATTTCTTTTTTAAGTGTATTACAAAATTATAAGTTGATAGACTATTTAAAAGAAAAAGGAATACCTCATACATCTTATATAATAGAATATCCAAAAATTCTACAAGTTAAAAATTTACCATATGAAATAAAACAAGAACTTATTCCGAAGTATAAAAACTTTCCAAATATTGTACGAGCATTAGAGAAAGAACAAGATGTTGAAGCGTTTGTTAAAACAATTGAATATTGTCAAGCATTAGATAAAGCACACGGTCACAATTTATTTGAATTACATCCTGAATTAAAACCGTATTATGAAAAGGCAAAACAATGAAAATAACATATTCAAATCAAACAGTAGATTTATTTGATAAAAAACATTTTCCTACAGGAGCACCCAACAAGGTAGTTTTATCACTATCTGGTGGTTGCGATTCAGCCTCTTTAGCATTTCTTATTGCAACATACTTTCCACAAACGGAGATACACCCTTTTAACTGTAAAGATGGTGATGGTCTTATTGATACGGAACGAGCTATTAGTGTACACAAATATTTACAAGGTAGATTCTCTAATATAAAAGAATTAGAATTATTTGATGTTAGGACAGGCGATCCAGTATGGATAGAAAAGGCAGAAAAAGAAATGGTCAATCCTCGTAATCAAATAATGGTAAATGGTAAACTTACAACTTTCTGGAGAAATGTAAGAGGTTGTTCAAAAGCATTGCAATGTAGAGCAATACGTGAATTAATGGCAAAAAAATATAATACAGTAGTTGCAACAGGTATGTCTTGTAATCCACCTATTGAAGTTATGAAAGAACGTGGATTTTATGACGTTGCAGAAAGAAAACGTGATCCAGGTGACTTTGAAAGTTTAGATGTATTTGATAAAGGTTATAATAATTGTATTACATATACACCATATATATTTACAAATAAAAAATTTGTATCAGGTGTATATAAAGAACACAATCTTATAAAAGATTTATTTCCTTTAACTAAATCGTGTGCGTGGGGACCTTCTGATGGTAATGAAAATTTTCCAAATCCTTGTGGTAAATGTTTTTGGTGTAATGAAAGAGCGTGGGCATTTCAATGAGAATAATTTGTGTAAGGACTGGTAAAAGATTTACAACTTGGCACGTTGATAATTTAAAGCATATGATAGATACTTATTCTGGTCTAAAGTATGATAGTTTTGAAGTTATTGAAAATGACTTATATGGTAATTGGTATAATAAACTTCAAATGTATGATAAGTTTAGAGATGGAGAAAACTTATACTTTGATTTAGATGTAGTTATCTATAATAAATTACCAAACTTAATTAGAAAGAATTTTACATTATTAGATGATACTTGGTGGAGAGAACCAGCTCATACACCTTTAAATTCATCCATTGTATCTTGGACAGGTGATGTATCACATATATGGAATAAGTTTAAATCTAATGATAAATATTATTTAAAGAAATATAATAAGGGTAGTGATGAATTTTATTATCGTGAAATAGAATATGAAACCTATGATAAGGTTTGTCCGAAAATTAAAGTAGAAGAACCAGATAAAAATTATAGTATATGTACACTAGGTCAAATGCACCATTTAATGGAGAAAGGCTGGACTGGTTGGTGGTCGCCTTATTTTATATCGTGAGAACAATATGATTACTTGGTTTATAAAAAATAATAGAGCTTTAAGGAGTTTTACTTTGAAAGAAGTATCTGATATTGTTAATACAGTAGTTCCTGACCTTGAAGCTATGGAATCTTATAAAACAAAAATAAAAGATTGGTTATCTCCTGTTATAGATTTAAAAGGATTTAGTGTTTATCCAACAAATGGAATAACTGAAGGATTGAATTATTGGATGGCATATGAAAAAAGAAGAATTTATATGAACGAAGGAGATTATATATGGCTACCTAATAATAGAGAAGGTGAAATTTTTTATATGAGTTCTCCAAGTTCAATTGATGGTAATTATAAAAAAGTACCAACAGATATTCCTGTAGCGTTAGACCTTGCGTATATAGGAAGTGCTAAACCTCAAAAAATTGAAATTGGTCCTAATGTAGAATTTGTCTTTTTCAGTTTTAGTAAATGTTTTGGTTTAAAAAATATAAGAACTGGTTGGCTCTTCTCCAGAAAATCAATGCCTAGATTAGAAGCATTGACTTTAAAATATAGGTATTATAATTACTATGCTCATCAAGTAGCAGAAAAAATTATAGATAATTTTAAAATAGATTATGTTTATAATAAGTTAAAAGATGACCAAATAGAAGTATGCAAAGAAATGAATTTAGAACCTTCGGATGTAATATGGATTGCAACAACAAATAATAGTGAATGGAACGATTATAAAAGAGCTAATAAAAATCGTATCTGTATATCAAAGGAATTATATGAGTATAGACATTTTTAAAATATTAGAAGAAATAAAAATTTTACCTAAATGGGATGAACAAATATGTCTTCAAAGTGTTAAAGATAATAATGACCCATTTTTAGGTATTAGTTTTGTTAAAAATATTGAAAAAAAA